TAGTGGTCTACTCGACGAAGCAAACAAGTGGATGCACGAGGTCGGCCACGCTCGTGGTATCAAAGTATCGGAACACGCCATTAAAAAGTTCGCAGATAATAAAGGCATCTGGGATAGCTCGACTCATGTATTCGATGAATGCATGAATGCTGTTATCGGCCGTAACCTTGCTGATACGATACATCCAATTCACGACCGTTCCCTTACGGTTCGTGAAGCTCTGCATATGATGGGCTTCCCTCACGACTTCGAACTCGTCGGCGGTCTTGCTAAAATGAACCATATTGCGCAAAACGTTCCTGTACCAACTTCGCGTGATATTCATTCTGAGATCGCAAAGTTCGTTCGTGGCGAGTTGCCTATGTCCGGCACAAACTATCTACGTCAGAACAATCACTACGAAAAGAATGAATACGATCCTCTCGGAACAGGATCGCAGAAAGCAACTCTAGAGGAATTTTTTGTATGACTAACCATCTTATAATCGACTTTGAGACCATGGGAAAGGATGCGACCAAGTGTGCTGTAATCGACTGCTCAGTGATGGTATTCAATTTCGAAAAGTTTACGAGTAATCCGTACTCTCTAAACAGCATCACTGAGACTAGAAAGTTTAAGCTGTCCGTAGTGGATCAAGTAAAGAACTATAGTTGGGAAATTGACAAGAGCACTCTGCAGTTCTGGGAAGAACAAGATGCAGATGTTCGCGCTAACATTGCGCCAAAGAAGACGGATCTAACGGTTAAAGAATTTATTCAACAGTTTCACGAGTTCCTAATTAAGTCGCCAAAGATTGACTATTGGTGGAGTCGTTCTAATACTTTCGATCCAATCATTCTATCTCGTTTGTTTGATGCCGAAGGCAAGCGCCTTCATCTTGAAGAGTACCTTAAGTATTGGAAAGTTCGTGACACGCGAACCTACATCGATGCAAAGATGAACTTCTCGACTACGAATGGATTTACACCAATGCTCAATGAAGAGAAGTGGAATAAATCATTTAAAAAACACGACAGCGCGTGGGATATTCTTGCTGACGTACTTCGTTTTCAACAAATACATCGTGCTGAAAACGATCTTGACCTATTATAAGGAGTAAATGATGCAACTACAAGTCACTGCTGAGCACCTCAGAAAATATTCTATCTTCATTGGAACTCCAATGTATGGTGGACAATGCGCAGGTATGTACTGTAAGTCGACCAACGACCTAGCCACTCTCTGCGCAAAGTATGACATCAGTCTTAAATTCTACTACCTGTTTAACGAGAGCTTGGTTCAGAGAGCAAGAAACTACGTTGCAGACGAGTTTCTTCGCTCCGATTGTACTCATCTAATGTTTATTGACTCTGATATTGGCTTCCGTCCTAACGATGTTCTATCCCTTCTAGGAATTCAGACTCTACAGCCGGATGAGTATGACATTATGACTGGGCCATATCCTAAGAAGACGATTGCTTGGGAAAAGGTAAAGAAAGCTGTCGAGATGGGTAAGGCTGAGAACCCGCTCGATCTTGACTTCTATACTGCTGACTATGTCTTTAATCCAGCAAAAGGGCATACGTCGTTTCGTATCGACCGACCAGTCGAAGTAAGCGAGGGTGGTACCGGTTTCATGCTTATTCCTCGTGAGGTATTGGAAAAGTATAGGGATGCGTATCCTGAACTTAGATACATTCCAGACCACGTTCGCACGAAAAACTTTGATGGTTCTCGTGAGATCACTGCATTCTTTGATTGCGAGATAGATCCAGTATCAAAGCGTTATCTATCAGAAGATTACTTCTTCTGTCAGAAAGCTCGAGCTATCGGAATTAAACTACACATGTGTCCTTGGATGGAACTACAGCACGTCGGTTCTTATATCTTCAAGGGATCCATGGGAGCGATTGCTTCAATTGGAGCAAATCCGACAGCCAGTAGAGAATCGAATGAAAAGACTTACAAAGAAAAGAAGAAGAAAGCATTTAGACCTTAATGTTGTTGACAAATGCAAAACCATGTGATATACATATACTAATGAATAATGATCAAGGAGAGATATACTATGAAATTTTCTGAACGCACTCTTACTATCCTTAAGAGCTTTTCCACCATCAACAAATCAATCGTCATGAAACCTGGAAAGGTTTTGCGTACGATTACGCCAGAAAAGAATTTGATCGCGATTGCGAACATCGAGGATCAGTTTCCATCCGAAGCTGTTATCTATGATCTTTCTCGCTTCCTGTCCATGTTGAGTCTGTATCAAAACCCAGACGTTGAATTCCATGACAAGTACTTCATCATCTCTGAAGGCAAGCTCAAAACGAAGTATGTCTTCGCTGACATCTCGATGATCGTCGCTGCGCCTGAAAGAGAGATCGGTATCCCAACCGCTGACGTATCTGTGAGCGTGAAATGGGCAGATCTGCAGTCTGTAATGAAAGCGGCAGGTGTTTTCCAGTTTGGTGAGATTGCATTTATCGGCGAGGATGGTAAGTGCTATCTGCGAGCAATCGACAGCAACAACAAATCGTCAGACGCATTCGGTGTAGAGATCGGTGATACTAACGACACCTTCACTCTCATTCTCAAGACCGATAACCTTAAGTTGCTTCCGCAGGATTACGAAGTAACTCTCTGCGCCAAGGGCGTGTCGATGTTTAAGGGTGCTGACGTATCCTATTACGTCGGTGTTGATACTAGATCTACCTACAAGAAAGGTGAATAATGTCTGAAAAAGTAAACATTACTCTACAGGATATCGCTACTGCTGTTTCTATTATCGATATCTGCGTTAAAAGAGGCGCAGTTGAAGGATCTGAACTTACTGTAGTTGGATCTATTAGAGACAAGTTCGCGACGTTTGTTGAACAAAACAAAGCGCCGGAACCAAAAGAACCAGCTAAAGAAGCTGAATAACTTCTTATTCTTTACACGACACACAGGAGATACATAATGGCGCTTGACGCAAAGATTGACGAAGTACTTTGGGTCGAAAAATATCGTCCTCGTTTAATCGAGGATACGATCCTACCACAAAAGACTAAGGATACGTTTAAGAAGTTCGTATCCGATAGTTCCATTCCAAACCTACTGCTGACAGGTGGTCCAGGTATGGGAAAGACAACCATCGCAAAAGCTATGCTCAATGAGCTCGGCTGCGATTACATCGTTAAGAACGGTTCTCTTAACGTCAATCTTGACACTCTTCGTTATGAAATCTCGACGTTTGCTTCGTCAGTCTCGTTTAGCGGTGGCCGTAAATACGTCATCCTTGACGAGGCTGACTATCTCAATGCAGCTAACGTTCAGCCTGCTCTTCGTAACTTCATCGAAGAATACTCCAAGAACTGCGGTTTCATCTTTACTTGTAACTTTAAGAACCGTATTATCGAACCTCTGCGTTCTCGACTTTCTGAAGTGGACTTTACGATTGAAAAGTCGGATCGCCCAAAGATGGCTGCTCAGTTCTATAAACGTGTTCTTGCCATCCTGACAGCCGAAAACATTGATCACGATAAGACTGTCGTAGCGAAAATCATCGAGCGGTACTTCCCAGATTTTCGTAGAGTTCTCAATGAACTGCAGTCGTATGCTGCATCCGGACGTATTGATGAAGGTATCTTTACTGACATCAAGCAAGAGACTGTTGACAAACTTTTTGTTATGCTGAAGGAAAAGAACTTCACCGAGATGCGTAAGTGGTGTCTCGATAACAGTGATCAAGACTCGAACGAAATGTTCCGTACTATCTACGATGCTGCTGCTGAAAAGGTTGAGCTTAAGAGTCTTCCTGGCTTTATCGTTACTCTTGCTGACTATATGTATAAGTCTCACTTTGTGGCAGACCCAGAGGTTAACTTGGTTGCGTTCCTGACTGAAGTTATGTTCGAGTCAACCTATAAATGAAGTTCTTTTCAAAGAAACCTGAGACGTGTTTCTTTTGTCAAGTTACCTTGAGTGCAGACAACACGTTTACACTTCAATACTCATCCGCAGAAGGAGTGCATACTGCAAAGATGTGCGGCGTGTGCTCTAAAACATTTGACGAACTTGCAGATATGAAAGAAGAGCTATATGACTCAAGATTTAAAACCATTTGACTTTGTAAAGTCTGCGTCGCACAGTAAGAAGGATCTAATTCGTGGTTCTGACTTTCCTGAGCAAACTGAGAAGCAATACATTCCGTTCATTACAAATCGAGCGTTCGCTGCCTTCGAGGATAGCATACTTCATGCGAACGAAATGAACATGCGTCACCATCTTTTTAAAGACGCTCAGTATCGCTACTATCTCGGTGTCCTGAGATCAAGGAACAGGTTCTCTCCTTGGCTAAAGGAACAGAAGAATACAGACCTCGATATGATACAGGAATACTACTCTGTGAACAGAACGGTAGCAAAGATGTATCTTAAGGTACTGACTGAAGAAGACTTGAAGCGTCTGCGTGACAAATTCCAGAAAGGCGGATAAGTATAAATACTCGGATGGCTTTTATGAGCATCATCGCAATAATAATAACTATAAAGGTGAACTCATCATGGAGAAAGACTTATTCCGAGGGATCGGCGTAGAAATAACGCTACCAAATCCTGATAACTTTCTTAAGATAAAAGAAACGTTAACACGTATTGGTATATCCTCGAAAAAGGAAAAGAAGTTGTATCAATCGTGCCATATTCTACATAAGCAGGGACACTACGCGATTCTTCACTTCAAAGAACTATTCATTTTGGATGGTAAAGAAAATACATTCGCGGACGAGGATAGAGCTAGAAGAAACACTGTGATTAATCTTTTAGAAGAGTGGGATCTATTAAAGATTGTTGATCCTTCAAAGTCTGAAGACCCAGTCGCACCACTCAGTCAGATAAAGATCATATCACACAAAGAAAAGGACGAATGGATCTTAGAACCTAAATACAATATCGGAAAAAAGAAGTAATTGAAGGAAATTATACTATGAATGTTTTTCGTCTAAACAAAAGAGCAGAGATACCAACGCCAACTTCTGATAGACCAGGCCAGTTTGATATTAAAGCGTGTTTCGATCTTGGTTCTAAAGTTTCGTATCACAATAGCGTAAATAAAGAAAACTTTGTTCCTGTACGTGTTATTAGCGGTAATGTATGCGTACAGATATACCCAGCTCAGAGATTTGCAATACCAACTGGGTTGATCTTTGACATCCCTGAAGGTCATATACTAAGATTAATGTCGACGGCTAACGTTACCTTAAAGAAGGGTCTCGTTATCGTTGACGGAACTGGAATTATTAATCCACACAGCGGAGAAGCTTTTGTGACTCTGCATAATATATCAGATACGCCTGCCATTATTAATGACGGCGAAAGTATTGCTCTAGGTATGCTTGAGCAAGCACTGGTCTATGATATTACAGAGACTAGTGAAAGACCGTCGTAAGACGGAAAGAACCGGGTTATAACCCACATTACACAACACACAGGAGAAAACCAATGACTACTAAGAACCCATTCGAGATCCGTGCCGAAATGCTTCAGCTCGCAAAAGAGTATATGGATCAGCAGTACCATATGAACGTTCAGTTTGCCGAAAAGATGATGGATCAAGGCAAGAAGACCGCCGAAGAAATGAAAGAGCATTATAAGATGTACTCCATGGATGAACTCATGGAAAAAGCAAAAGAAATGTACTCTTTCGTAAGTAAGAAGGACTAACACATGTTAGATCCGGATCATTCTTACTTAAGAAGTCTGTCTGAAAAGAAGACAGGCGGCAAGTAAATATAAATAGAAGTGGAGGCGCCAAATGGGTCTCCACTTTTTGCAAACCGGTCAGATGACGGTTAGAATAAAACTCGCTTAATAAAGGAGAAACAAATGAACACACGTAAGTTTAGTACAAACGATCTACTTAGCGATCCATTCTTTATTGGATTCGACTCAATCTTAAATAAGATAGATACAATCAATAGATCCAACGCATCAAACTATCCACCATACAATCTAATTAAGACTGGTGAAGACACCTACGTTATTGAACTAGCTGTAGCAGGATTTAAAGAAGAGGACTTTGATATCGAAGTTCACGACGGAGTCCTTACGATTAGCGCAAACGTAGTCGACACCGGCAGTACTAATACAACTTATCTACATAAGGGAATTGCAGCAAGAAGCTTTACTCGTAAGTTTACTCTCGCCGATACGATCGAGGTAAAGGGTGTATCTCTAGAAAAAGGTATGCTAACGATTGAATTGCTCAATGT